TGAGGTCGAGACCGTCAACCAGATCGCGGAAGGCTTCTTTACTTTCAGGAAGCACAATGCCGAGATCGTCAAACACCTTGCCAAGATTGGTGACCGCTTGGGCATCGCGCTCGGATTGGGTATAAAACGCCTCGTAGTAGGTATCCAGCTGGCTACTCAGGGACCCCAATCCACCGACGGCCTTCATGAGCGCATTGGCGGTGTCAAAAGACAGGTCACGCAGATTGGCGAATGGCATTGATTCGGCGGCTCGACCAAAGCCGACAAAGGCATTTTGTATGCTGGCAATTTGCCCGACAGCGGTACCGAGCGACTCAAGCGTGGGCGCGGTACCGAGATCGGACAAAATCTTTTCTGCCCAATCCCCCAGATCAAGTTGGTCAATCACGTCGCGGACAGAGACGGCAATAGCCGCCGCGTATTGCTTTTGACCTTCTGAGCCATCGGCGAATTCTTTGGGCGCCCATCCTGACGTGCGGCCAGCGCCCCAATCGAGCACGCTACCATTACTTCCGGTGATCTTGAGTGCACCCCAGGCACCGTCGCCGGATGAATCATCGGCAAATCCCGTGGCAACAGCGTAGCGATCCGATTTTCCAAAGGACGCCGCGATGCCGTCGAGCATGCCGGCAAGCGATTGCGCCATGACGCCAGAGGCCTGATTAACGGCGTCGGAATAGTCGCCGCGTGATTCATTCCACCCCCAACCAGACCAGTCGCCGAGCGGAGCGGCAGCAGCACCGCCAGTTTTTAAGCCCGCCGCGGCACTGAATGAGCCGAAGCCGCCCGTGTGGGGGGTGCCGGAGTCATCCGTCAAGCCCAATGCAGAACCAATAAAGTTCCCAATCATCGCGCCGATAGGGCCGCCGAAGTATTGGCCGACCGCTGTTCCAATGGCGCTGCCATAGTCGCCGTTGGCGGCGGCATTAAAGGCTGCGATATATCCCCCATAGGCATCCATGAACTCGGCGCCGGATTTGAAGGTTTCACCCATCGCGGTGAGGTCTGTGCCTCCAATAGTTCCGGGGCCGTTGATCGGTGTGGACAAACCTAGTTTCTGCCCGAATTGCGATGAAGCAAAATTTGAATAACCACTAGTCATCGGGGTGGAATTCCAATTGGCCACGGTGTTGGCCGTGCCAAGGATGCTTCCTGACGATCCAGATCCAATAGCTGATTGCGCGATATCGGCGCCACTAATTGAACCAGCAATGTTGAAGATCCATTTCTTAACGGTCATCTGGTAGAGCATGTCCAGGATGGCGGTCTTGAGGGTTTTGCCGATTTGCTTGAAGGCGTCGGTGCCATCGCGACTGACGGCGGTCCAGGTCTCGTGGGCGGCGCCTTCGACCGACTTCCACATGTCGATGGATTCAGTGCGCTGGAGGCGCGTGGTCTCGAGCTGCTGGGTGAGGATGGCTTGCTCGCCGAGGTTTTCGGCGGCTTTGCGTTTGGCGGCGGCGAGGTCGAGGTAATACTGTTTGGCGCGCTCGGCTTCGGCACCTTCTTCCTTGATCGAGGCAGCGGCGTCTTCGAGGGACTTGGCGAAAAGCTCGGCGGAGACTTTGGCGACGTTGATCTTCTCGATCTTGTAGGCGAGCAGCTGCTCGGTGGTCATGCCGAGGGTGAGGCTTTCTTCCTTGAGCTTGTCGTTGCTGGCGCCGACATCCCAGGCGTCTTTCCAGGCTGCGCTGGCCAGGGTGTCCATGGTCTTCTGGGCGGCGATATCGAGCTTTTCGAGCCCAAGCTGCATGTCGGTGAAGGCCTTGCCGGATTCGGCGGCGAGCTTGGCCATGTCGCCAGAGATCTTGAGGCGATCGGAGCGGTCGGTGGTCTGGGCATATTGCTCGGCGAGGGCCTTCATGCGCGATTGGATGGCGTCTTGCTGCACGGCCTCCATGGCATAGATGGCTTCGGTTTCGTCGATCTGGCGACGCTCGAGAGAGAGCTTGATCGCCGCCTCTTCGGCGCTAAGGCCTTGCTTGATGGAATCCAGGCGCTGGGTGAACAGCTCTTTCTGGATCTGCAGAGCTTCGGTGGCGGCTTTTTTCGCATCATCCCCGCCAAACAATCCAGTAAATAGCCCCGGTGCGGTGCCTTTACCATTGGCAGCGATGGCGGCATCTACCGCGCGCACATCGGCCTGATTTCCAGTTAGCTTTACGTTGGGATTGAGATCGCCCAGGGTCCGCAGCTTTTTGGTGAGCTCTTCAATCCGCTGCGTATATAACTCAACCGTCGCCGTCGATTGATCAGGCACTGCCAGCACTTGTTGTGCGGCTGCCAGCTCTTTTCGCAGGCCGGATATCACTTCTGCTGGCGACTTACCGTTAATCGCTGCAAGCGAGGCCTCCGCCATGGCACGGAAGAAACCCTCACCAGCGCTCTTTGCGGCAATAAAAGCCTGCGATGCCTGAATGAGTGACGGGACAATCGCGGACGCCACTGACGCGGAAAACCCTTCTGAGATCATCTTCATTTGCGCAAGCTGATCATTGAGCTGATCCGCCTGCGGTGCAAGAGCCTCCATGGTTGCGGCATAGCTTGAGGCCGCTCGTGCGCTGCGATCAAGACCTTCGCTGCCCAGATTGAGCAACGGAATCAGATCCTGCCCAGCCTTACCAAATAACTTGGTAGCGACAGCGCTTTTCTGTATGCCATCTGGCATTTGCGCGAACTGATCGGCTACTTGCCGCAATGCGCCGTTGGCATCCTTGGCCGTAATCCCGGCGCGACGAAGGGAATCCCCGTGCTCTACCATGGCCGTCGACAGGCCCTTCACACCCTTCCCGACCGACTCGAGGCTGGTACCGGACTGCTCGGCCGCGAGCTTGTACCCAACCAGATCACGCACGACAATACCGGTGCGCTGACTGATATCGTTTAGACCATCCGCCAGATCGATGGTTTGCGATATCCAATTCCCAAACGATCTAGCCATCATGCCGGCGGCCGCCGCAATAGCCACCGCATTAAAGCCGGCCATACTGATGCCGACTTTCTTGTTAGCTTCTTCGGCTTCACGCAGCTTGGCGATGTAGGGGGCGAGCGCGGCTTCGTTGCCTTTGATGGCGGCCTGGGCGGCGTAATACTCGCTCTTGGTCTTGCCCATGGCCAGTGCCTGGCGCTCGATGGATTCGGCCATGCGCTTGGTGGCGGCATCCATCTTTTGCGCGGCGCCGGCGCCGGCGGCGCCGATCTCGTTGACGCCCTGGCTGGCCTCGCGGCTGGCTTTGGCGGCGGCACCGCCGAGCGAATCGATGGTGCGCTTGGCCTTGGCCACCCCGGCATCGACGCCGGAGGAATCGACGCCCAACTCAACCTGGGCGGCGCCTATGGTTTCTGACATGATGATCAGGCCTTTCTCATTTCATCGAGGGCGGCAAGTTCCATGATATGCAGGGCATCCAGGAGCTCGCCGTAATCCGTGTCGCTCAGCGCCTGGCGTGCCATACGCGCCAGGGGAAGCTGGTAGTCGAGGCCGACGGGGCCGTTAAACCCCATCCGCCATTGGCCTTGGCATTGCATGAAGAGCTGCACCGCGGGCCAGTTGTCCGGCCAGACGGCGACCGGCTCGTGCTCTACGTCGGCGGGGAGCAGGCCCCAGAGGGCCAGCTCTTTTTCGTCGGGCGGCTTGACGTAGAGCGCGCGGGCAGCGGCGCTTAGTTTCCCGCTTTGGCTCCGGTGTTCTCGGCGATGTACTTTTCAAAGATGGCGCGGCCGGAGCCGATGTATTCCTTGAGCAGTTTTTCGACGTTCTCGCGGTTGAAGGGGTCGTCGAGATCCCAGGCGGTGACGATATCGAGGGTGGTGTCGATGGGGTCGCGGCCTTTGAGGCTGGGTGCCCAGGCGTCGTATTCGTCGGCGTTGCGATGGGTGAAGGTGAATTCGACGGGAACATCGGCGCCACCGGCGACAGGAATGCCGACGATGGCTTTGAAGGTGGGGCTGGCAGTGAGGGTGAGCTTGGGTTTGGCCATGGTGATGGTCCTTTTTTGCGTGTGTGGAAAAAGCGGCGGTGGAGATCAACCCACCGCCGTGCTACATCCCAGCCGGTTAGTAGCGAACCGGGCGGCCTTGGAGGCTGAAGGTGCCTTTGCAGGCCATGACTTGGTTTTTGGTCATGGAGGGGGTTTCGTCAAAGCTGACATAGCCGTTGTAGAGCAGGATCGAGCCATTGGGCAGCGTGGCTTTGAGGCCGGTCAAGGCGCGGGTCTGGGCGGCGGCCTTGAGGGCGATGTAGCCGGCCAGGGTTTGGTCATCGGCCACGCTGATGGTGATCGATTGGGCGCTGGCCTGGGTGGGCAGCTGGGTTTCGTAGTCGTTCTCGAGGAAGCTGTAGTTGGCGAATTGCATGTCGCCGCCGGAGCTGGAGATATCGAGGATCTGGCTGATCTGGGTCAGGGTGGTGAGCTTGCGCACAGTGCCCGTGCCGGAGCCGGCAGGGAACAGCGTGGCGGAGCTGGTGTCGAGGCCTTCGAGGGCGAAGGTGGTGGAGGCCAGCGAGACGCGGTAAATGCGGTTGTCTCT